TTCATAATTCAACCCATACTTATCGCTAATAGCACTTGTTTTCTTTACGGCTTCGGCACCCTGGCCGCCTGTAGTGCTGTTGATGGCTGTGCGTAAGCTCGAATCTTTTAAGGCGGATTGGTAAGTGTCGCCAATCCCGTCCTTTATAATGCCAAGTCCTGTTTCAATACCTCTACTAATTAAATTGCCCTTTACAATACCACCGAGCATGCCGCCACTTCCTGCACCTTTCTTTCCTTTACCCTCCATCTGATCTATCTGCCTTTCCAGTTTATTAGCTGCCCTGGTGGCAATATCAAACTCCCTTTGTACCTGAGTACCAAAGCGCACTTTATTTACAGCATCCAGCCGCTGGCGTAACTCGTCTACGCTGCTGGCCATCTTTTTACCGGATTTATCTATTTTATCAAACTGTTGCTGAATTTGCACGGCACTGGAATTACTTATGCTGGCCGCCTGGCGCATGCTAGGAGTAAGCATATCTTTCAGCTTCAGTATGTATTCAAGTGTATTGCTCATGTTATAAAATAGAAAGCCATCGGTTTTATCCAAATGGCTTTCTTGCTGCTTCTGCTTTTCTAATATTCTCTAGAATGGCATAATGTTCTGCCCATTCTTCATCCGTCATTTCATTTAATTCCTGCTTTGTAAGCCCAAGATGATAGCGTAATTGGAGATTGATATATTGAATTGGGTTTGCTTCGAAATCGCCTTTTGCAGCGCTTAACACTCCCCCAGGTTACCTTTCTTTTTTGCCATTAATTCTTCAACGAATTCAATCAGACCAAAATAATAGCTATCCTCTGTGCGAATACATTCATCACCGCCTAGCCAAATACCATTGATCACTACCTCGTTGAATTTGTTCGGGCCGGCACTCGTTACTTTGCTGGCTGCCAGGGAATATGTGTTTCTATCAACGGGCCGCAGGTAAGCCACTTTGCCTTCTACTTCGTATTTAAACACTTTGCCATATTTTTCCTTCCAGGCTTGTATTTGGTCTGCAGATACTTTTTCTTCGTTCATGTTGGTTGAGTTTATAAATAAATAATTATTGCTGTTTTAAGCGTAAGAAAATGAATGGCAATGTCACTTCCTTAAACTTGTCTCCCTGTTTCATTCCATCTTCAAATTCCGTGAATTCAACATTGATCAGTCCTACACTTGACAGGCCTGCCTTATCTTCTTCTTTTTGATACACACAGGTAATATCAATGAGCTTACCGGGCACATCTACTATGCCGTCATACCCTGCATCTCTTGCAGCCTGGTCAAGTACATCCATATCACTTTTTAAAAGAGACAGGCTGCCCTCGTATTTTTTATTACCACGCTGTACAGCTCGGCCTTCGTTGCCTGCTCCATACACCACTTCTTTTTCCCACGATTTTTTATAAGTAAGGCCACGTAAGCCCTCTAGCGTTACGCCCAGCATACTTACTTTTATATCGGCAAATTCGAATTCTCTACTATTAAAACTCATTTTAAAACGGTTTTAAAATTGATTAATTAAGGTTACTAGTAAGGCCCAGATACACATTGATATATTTAAGGCAACCCTTTGGCTGAACCTGTAAGAATATGTATACCGTATTTGTTTGAAGGATGTTGAAATTTGGGTTAGTGATGCCAGCAGATGCATACAAAGCCGCATACTTATTTGCATCAGGGTTTACCAGGCATTTTACTGATGGTGATCCATCCTTCTTTTGCGACAATTGGCCGCTCATTTGATTGGCTATGGCCATTTCGATTTTAGTCTCCAGGGCTTTTTCGGCAGCGGCATTTAAGCGCCCATCTTCGTCTACAAACACATCATCTTTTAGTTCCTGGTAATAGGCTAGGTAAGCAACACGGGTGGCATTATCAATCACTCGGCCATTCGCCAGGTTATTGAAATCATCCGCAGGCTCGGTTAGCATGTTGTCATCATTGAAAACATAGCCGGTACCAATTTCATTCCGCTCAATTACTATATAGCGTTTGGTATGCAATGTTTCCAAATCAGTTGTATCGGTAAGCTCAATAGTATTTGCGCCTATTTTAACAACCGCTGTTTCGGCAATTTTTAATGCACCTGATTTGATGCGGCCAATATTTTGCTGCGGCTCACCTGATGCAGCTCTACCCATTGCCAGCAGCGTTAATTGCGCTGTGCTGTCATTGATTTTACCAACAATGATGGCACCATTGCGTTTATTATCTGTGCTATAATCTTTTGCAGCTGCTGCAGCAGCAAAAGCGAATCCTTCTATAAAGAATCGGAAGGGCCTTTTTTGAGCGAGCCAGGCATCTGCCAGGGTTTGTGCGTCCACAACAGCGTTGTGTACATCGGTATCAAACCCGTCTGTGATCTCCGGCACGTAGGCGCCACTTGGAAATTTTACAGCAGCCAAAAGCCTTGCTTGTGAAGTAGCCAGATTTAAAGGCTTATTGGCATTAGCAGCAGAAACCAAAGTTTTTAATGTGGTGGTTGGTGCCATCGCAAGCACATATAATTTGGTGCCTTCCGGAGCCTCCGCATAGAAACCATTATTAATAGCCGTAACGACTGCTTCATTGCCAGCCTGGGCAAATGCGGTCTCTACCTCTTTTTTGTTGCGGCATAAAAATGCCACACCATAACCGGCAACCGGTGCCAGTGGCGATGCTACCAACAATACGCTGGTGCCGTTTTCACTGGGATTGGCCAGGTTGAGGCCACCATTCAATATGCTTACACTTACATTTGGACGCATGATATTTCTAAATAAAAGTTATTAATGTATTATTCTCCTGCCCCTTCTACCACGGGAATCGCAGCAAGAGCTTCTTTGGCTTCCTCCAATTCTTTGTCTATTTTTTCATTTGCCTTCTTATCCTTGCCCTTACCAACTTTTGCAGAAGGGCTGGCTATTTTATTTTCCAGCACTTCCTTTGCAGATGGTTCCGCAGATTTTAAATTTTCGTTCCGCAAAATGGAGATCACTGCATCTTTATCTTTCCCCAGGCTTTTAGCATGATTATCGGCATTTACTTTTACCTCAAAAACTTGCTCATCACTGGTTACATGAAATTCTTTTGCTGTTGGATAAGTTTTGAAAAACGGAGCCGCTACTTTGGCTGCTTGATCTTTGTTCATATTTTGAAAATTTATGTGAGTTGTATAAATCCCTTCATACCCGAAATTGTTCTTACTCTCTTGGCCACTTCGTAACCTTCCCGGCTTCCATCGTCATTCGTATTTCCTTCTATTGTGTGAACCAATGAACCTTCAACTTTCGCAACAAAACCGGTATGCCCCCTGCCTTTTGAAAACTCCATAATAAAAATATCTCCGGGTTTTACAGCTCTACTGGTTTTCGGAATTTTCCTACACGATGTTTCATTCCATTGCCGTAAAACGCCACCCGTTTTTATTAACGGATTCTTTATGCTCATTTCTGCTGCAGCTTTATTTACGCACCAATAAACAAAAGCCATACACCAAGAGTAACCGGGGCCAAGGCCAATGCTTTTTAAATACTGATTAACTTCAGGGCCGCTGTTGCTGTTTTTTGGCCGCTCACTCACTCCCTCCTGACTTGCAGCAATACAAAGGCTCCTTTGGCTAAGTGTTGGTTCCATTATCGAAATGATATTTTTAGTTTACTAACTCCCCACAGTAACAGGTAAATGCCAACGCACAACCCTACGATGTGCCATATATTCATAACCTGTGTTTCGCTTTTTTTTATCAGGTTTTCATTTACAACCTGCAGACTATCAGCTTTGCTTTTCCACCCACTATCCTTACTTATAATTTCAGTCCTGGTTTTATCTTTCCCCCATTCTCTTATAATGGCAGTTGGGTAATAATTATGAATCGTACAGTCTCTTACCGGCGGATAAATAATTACCTCTTTGCCCCAATCAATATCTTTAGTTTCAGTGGCAGCGATGCTTTTGATTGCACCACTATCAATTTTGGTAACTGATGTACTGTCTGCTGCGCTTTTAAAGAACTCTTTGCTGCTATTACAACCAAAGACTGCAATGAGCATTATGAGACAAATAACTTTATCCATGGCTTTCTTTGTCTGCTTTGGATGATCCGAAATAAAAGCCCAGGATAACACCCACGCCCGAGAATACGCCACCGCCCAACACGTTTACCAAGTCTTTGTTTTGATCCGGAACGGCTTTAAATGCCAGCACATAGATGAATACCAATACCAGTAATGTGTACAGGATGGCTATGATATTGCGAACATCTGTGCGGTTAATATTTTCAAGGAACTTTTTCATTCTTTTTGTATCTTTTTATGTACACATTCTTTACAATTGCGTAGAGCTCTTTGCCTGCTACACCCAACGCACCACACACCATTGCTGTAATACCAGCTTCCAACAGGTTAATGATGAAAATATTGGTGAGGTAGCCCATAGAAAACTTTATCATTCCACCAAACGCTCCACATATACCAGCCAGGTAAACATTGAGCCTTTCTTCTATGGACATGCGTTGAAACATTTTTTTAATTTAGGAGTAGGCTTACGGGCCTACTCCTTATGGATGGGACTGCAACTAAAAATTAATATTAAGCAGCGTTATCTTGTACAATGGCGTAAATACCCAGGCCGTCTTCTCTACGCACTCTACCGCCTGCCATTACAAGAGCTGAATGTACATCGCCGTAGTACAGAGCATCATTTGAATTTTGGAACAACTTCATGTCACCAATTGCAGTGGCGAGGCTGTTTTTGTGCCATGCCAGGCTTGCCAAATGATCTGTAGCTCCTAAAGCTGCACCAAGTGCTTTAACTGTGCCCGCATTGGCAAATGCAATCACGCTTGCCCTGGTCATGATGTGGAAGCCGTGCAGCTTACCCACAATACCATTCTCGGCATCAGCATAGCGGCTGAAGTCTTTTGCGTTGGTATCGCTTAAGCTCGTATAAAACGAATCGAACATGTTATCGTCAATAAGAATATAACGATCTTGTTTAGGTACTTTATCTACATTCATCCGGATCATCAGTTTTTGCAAATCTGTATGCGGGAACCCTTTCCGGTTGCCTGTTTGGCCAGTTATTGGGGCAACTGCCACACCGGTAGTTTTCACGATAACGGCATTGGTAGCCCACTTAAGCAGTAAATCATCAGCTACAGTTTCATTCAATACAGCCATGTGATCGCCCATAACAGAATCTTGCTTACTGTAACTAAGGTGAATGGCGTCTATATTGGGGATGTGCGTAGGATCGGTACTATACTCATCCAATGCATACACTACATCAGTATCGGATCGCCTAACAGCAGTGCCGGGGAATACGGCTCTGTTCTTCACAACCGCTGGCTTACTACCTGGCTGAGGAATGTGAACAATGCGGCCACTTAAAACATTATCACTATCATCAAACGTATTCTTCAAGAAGGCATTATCCTTCCAAAATCGCTCAATGATGTAACGAGCCCAAGTTTCCAACACAACGGACATCAGTGCGTTTTTTGGCATGGGTACAATACAGCTCAACACAATGAGGGTTACAAATGGTAAAACCGGGTTTGTGTCAAATAGTACAGCCACGAATAGGGCTACAATAAAAAGCTTAATCAAGCCAAGTAAAATACGTGTAGGTTTCATTATTGATCTTTTGTTTTTCTAAATTTTGTTATGGTTTTTAAAATCAGCCCTTAAACTCTACGCCGAAGGCTTCCTTGTATTTGGTTTTAAAATGAGGTTCGCTGAGCTTGCGCAGTTTTTCCAATTGACCGGTTTTATACAGGTCAATACCGCTCAGTTTTGTAAGTGCATCCAATTCTGCTTTATCAGTTTCTTTGGCTGTACTTAATTTAGACTCCACAGATTCGTATGGCTTCATTTTGCTAATAGCAGCCTGTGTGGTTTCAAAATCAGCGGCAGCAAGCTTTTTGTAAGTCGGTGCATCTTCGGCTGTGAGCTTACCTTCATTTACAGCTCCATCAACCAGGTTATTGATTTGCGCCGCAACTGCTGCATCTTTCAATTGTACGATCTGATCTTTCAGCGCCTGGTTTTCTGTTGTCAATTGAGTGATATTGCTTCCAGCAGTAAGTACCGCCTGCAGTTTCTCACTAATTTGAACATCTGTGGCATCTTCTGCCAGGCCTAGTTTAACGGCCAGTAACTTTTTATCCATGGTTTCTTTTTTGTCGATTGAAATGTTTTGTAAAATCGTTTTGATATCTGTCTTGTTGGTATGGGCGCTCAACTCAATCCTGGCTCCATCGCTATTGCGTAATGCAAGTGCATTTCTGCAGTTGGGTATATCAACAATGCTTGCTTCCAGGATGCCCCACCGTGTAACAGTAGGTAAGTATTGGCCAGGTGCTTTTAAATGATCCTCATCACTACTGGCTATCGGATCAATCCAAACGCTTGCACCGTTTAAGTATTTTTTCTCTACCTTCTTTTGCACCTTCATTGCCATATCATCATCATCATCAAAATCAGGCTTAGCCAAAAGCTGCCGATCTTCTACACGTATATCCCACCAGCGGCCAATGGGCAACATTATTTCATCCTTGCCTCTCCACTCGCTGGGGCGATTGTGCTGTAATAACATAACCGGATTGGCTTTAAAATCTTCCAGCTCGGCACCATCCATCAAAGCACGAAAGCCGAAACGCACAGTGGTTTCGTCAAGTAATACAAAATCAATATCCAGTTTTGCCATGTGATGCCTACGTGTTTTAAAATGTAAAAATGGGGGCTAAAACAAGGCTTTACAAATCATATAAACATGATGTAAATGCAGGCTGACCACGACATTCCGGTAATTGCACCGTCATGTTTTCTTGAATTTTATTCGGCTTTATTGAGGTGCATTTTTGTATAGATGAGCACAATAAAAGACAAGCAGGCAAAAGCCAAGGCATTGTATTGCACCGGCCAATATTTGCAAAAAGAGATTGCAAGCATTGTGGGTGTATCTGAAAAAACAATCAGCAAATGGAAGGAAGAGGATGGCTGGGAAAGTCTCCAGACCTCATTATTAACTACCCGTGAAAATGAATTAAAACGGCTTTATAAGCTGCTTAAAATCTTAAATGATAGTATTGATGAAGCCGGTGAAGAAAAAATTCCGATCAACAGCAAACAGGCCGATTCTGTATTGAAGCTCACAGCTGCAATTAAAAATCTAGAGATAGAAACTTCCATTGCAGAAAAGGTGGAAGTAGGTACCGAGTTTATAAACCTGGTACGCAGCCAGGATATTGAACTGAGTAAAACAATAACTCAATGGTTTGACCTGTATATAAAACAAAGCATTAAATAATTATGGATATATACCACTTAATACTACTGTTGGCTGCTGTATTCTTTTTATACAAATGGCTCAAAACAAAAAAGGACGCCCGGCAACTGGCTGCTTTTATGACAAAATACCGTAGCGATAAAAAAGTAGCGGAGGAACGATTAAGAATAACCAAAGCCGGTGCATCAACTGCATGGCCACATTTATTTGCAAGGATAAAAGGTAGATGAAATTAAAAGATAAACAGGCGCTCAGTTATTGGGATAAATACCGCAAACAGGTTGCGGCCAGTACTTTTATTGACTTAACCGAATCGGCTTCTCAAAAGAAAAAAAGAATAGAGCAATTAGAAGCTGATCCGGAAGCCTGGTTTAAATATTACTTTCCAAAGTTTGCATTTGCGGAACCGGCGCCGTTTCATAAAAAAGCAACAGTTCGGGTACTGAATAACGACCGTTGGTATGAAGTAAGAGCATGGAGCAGGGAACTGGCAAAAAGCACCCGCACCATGATGGAAGTGTTGTATATGACGCTTCTTAAAAAGCGTTTTAATGTGCTTTTAATTAGCAATAGTTATGATAATGCCGAAAGGTTGCTGAGGCCATATAAAATAAACCTGGAAAGCAACCAGCGCATTATTAACGATTATGGCAAACAGCAAAGCATTGGCGATTGGGCCAGTGGTGAATTTGTAACGAATGAAGGAGCTGCTTACCGAGCTATTGGCGCAGGCCAAAGCCCCAGGGGTAGTAGAGCTGAAGAAAAAAGGATTGATGTTATTTTAATTGATGACTTTGATACAGATGAGGAGTGCAAGAACCTACGCATTATTAAAGATAAATGGGAATGGCTTGAACAGGCCGTAATGCCTACTGTTAGTATCAGTGGCAAATACACATTTATATTTTGTGGCAACATCATAGCCAAAGACTGCTGCATAACCAGGGCAATCCTAAAGGCGAAGCATACAGATATTATCAACATAAGGGATAAGAATGGCAAAAGCAGTTGGCCGCAAAAAAACAGCGAGAAAGATGTGGATGACATTCTAAGCATGATCTCTTATGTTTCGCAGCAAAAAGAATATTACAACAATCCAATTATTCAAGGAACTGTATTTGAGGAAATGCATTATAAAAAAATGCAGCCACTTTCATCTTACCCGTTTTTAGTTGCATATAATGATTTGAGCTACAAAAGCACGGCTAAAAATGATTATAAAGCCTGTGTACTGATGGGTAAATGGAAAGATGAATATCACATAATTAAATGCTTTATTAAGCAATGTACAACGGCCACATTCGCAGCCGGTATGCACGACATTGAAAAGTTTGTAAACGGGGCAGCACCTGTATATTGGGTGGCGGAGGACAACTTCATTCAGGATATTATTATTAAAGAAATTCAGAACGAGTTGAAAAGCCTAGGCTCCACGATCGTTATTACCGGCGATGCCCGAAAAAAGCCGGACAAGTTTACCAGGATAGAAGCTACGCTTGAACCTTTGAACCGCAAGCATAAATTGTTTTTAAATGAACTAGACCAATACCTTAAAAACCCCAGCATGGAAACGCTGAAAGAGCAGTTTATGGCGCTGCAGCCCGGTAGCAAAACGCATGACGATGGACCTGATGCTGCTGAGGGAGCTAAGCATATTATCGACACTAAATTATTTGCTGCTGCACCTATGATTTTAGGAGGCAGAAAACCACATTCAAAACGATTTTAAAATGCCATATTTAACAGCTTCAGAAATATCCAGCCACTTATACGGCGAAGTAGTAAAGGAAATAGAAAGAGACCCTACCACAACTGCACAACTTGATTTTGCAATCGATGCTGCTATTGAAGAAGCCAGGGGCTATTTGACGGCCTATGATACGACAGCGATCTTTAATGCAACCGGAGCCAACCGCAACCCCATTCTTTTGTTGTATGTAAAAGATATTGCTGTATGGCATTATATACAACTCAGTAATCCGGGTGTAGAAATGGAATTGCGGCTAAAACGCTACGAGCGGGCAACTGAATGGCTAAGTGAAGTGCAAAGAGGTAAAAATAATCCTAACCTGCCTTACCCAACTGTAGCGCCACCCAACGAACCTAATAACTATATTAAATGGGGCAGCAACATAAAGAGAAATAATAATTTTTAAAATGGCAAAAGTGAAACCAGGAGTTATTAAAAAAAACGGTAGCATCACCGAACAGGGGTTGCAGATCATGAACATCAACATCAGGCCGGTACAGCGTAGCATGCTGGATATTGACAAGTGGCGCAATGCACATATACAAGCCGAAAGTATTAATGGAAGCCGAGTGCTTTTAATGGATATGTACGATGATGTACTTAAAGATGGGTTTCTGAAACGCCTGGTGGCCAAACGTGTGTTGGCTGTTACAAAAAAGAAATTGAGATTTTGCGATAAATCAGGCAAAGAAATAGATGCTGTAAACGATTTTATAAACCTTGCGGAGTTTCGGAAGCTTCGAAAAAAAATACAGCTTTGCAAAGCATGGGGCATCGGGTGCATTGAAATAATGAACGCTGATGGGCTTAAGATTTTTGATGTACCCAAAAAACATATTAAGCCAGATGAAGGCCTTATTGTGTATGAGCAATATGGCGTAGATGGTATTGCCTACCGTAACCCGCCATTTAGCAATTATGTGGTTGAAATTGGGGAATGGAACGATCTCGGTTATCTATTGGAAGCTTGCGCCTACGTTATTTATAAACGTGGGAATATTGCGGATTGGGCTAACTACGCACAAATATTTGGCATGCCCTTTAGAGAAGCCCGCTACGATGGGTTTAATGAGCAGGTTCGATTGCAATTGGAAAATGCATTGGATAAAGCAGGTAGCGCCGCTTATGCTGTATTACCCAAAGAGGCAGAATTAACCTTCCATGAAATGAAAGGCACCAGCGGAAGCTCTGATCTATATGATCGCTTGCGTACGGCTATGAATGAAGAGCTTGCTGTACACATACTAGGGGCTACTGAAACCACTACCAGCAGCAAAAGCAGTGGGTATGCGCAAAGTGAAACGCATTACAAAACGGTGAATGAAGTGGCTGAAGATGATCAGGAAGATGAGCTCAGCATCCTGAACGAAAAAGTAAAGCCTGTATTAATTAGGCTTGGCTTATTGCCTGCTGAAGGAAAGTTTACATACGATGATCCGGTGGAGCCGGAGCTGGCCAATAAACTGATTGATATGGCCATTAAATTAAAGAATGCAGGTATACCTGTAGATGATGAGCATTTTTATAACATCAGCGGCATTGCTAAACCGGCAGATTATGATTTGCAGAAACAGGAAATTGAAGCAAAGAAAGAAGCTGAAGCTCAGAAGCCACCAATCGTTAAGCCCGGTAAAAAATTAAGCGTTGAAGATGAAGTTAAAAAAGTGTTGAACGATTTTTTTGGCGAAGCCCTGTAATTGCAGGGCATTGGAGGCTTAGGTTGCAATACCAGGATAATTGCTGCGGGCATAAATTGAATGCTGATAAAAAACGCATTGCCGAGCTGGACGCCTTGATGGAAACCGTGGCTAAGGATTTATATGATGCCAAAATAAAAGAAGGGCAGATACCCATTGATATTTACCACTACAATGCTAAAAAGCTGACGGACGCCATGTGGCATGGACTGGATGGCACTTCTTTTAGTTTTGAGGATAGCCGCAACGAATTAAGCGCTTACCTGCAGCAGAACATACATGCATTTTCTGCAGCCAAAAGCTTGTATGAAATGCAACTTTTTACTAAAATGATGACAAAGCAGGATGGTAGCTTGCGAAGCTTTACTGACTTTAGAAATTCCGTAATGGATGCCGGGCATGAAATAAACCATAGCTGGCTGCAAACGGAGTACAACACAGCAAAAAGCAGTGCAGAAATGGCCCGTAAATGGGATGAATTTAGCAGCAACGGTGTAGAGTACTTAGAATACTCTACCGTAGGCGATGGCCATGTAAGGCCGGAGCATGCCCGCCTGGATAAGTTTACAGCTAAAACCACCGATAAGATTTGGAATACCATTTACCCGCCCAATGGCTGGAACTGCCGATGCAGTGTAGTGCCGGGCATTGCCGGTAATGCAAGCAAGATAACGGTTGATCCTAAAGCTGATTTTCAAAAGGAATATAAAATATCACCTTATTTTCAAAAGAACATGGGCAGGAATAAACAATTGTTTGACCTGGAAAAGAATACTTATCTGAATAACCTGAAAGGTATTACAACAGGCGATAATAGCTACCCCGATTCACTATCAGCATTGGATGCTATAAAAAACTACAACCTGCCTGCGGTTGAAAAAATACTGGCAGATAGTGTGTGGCCTGCCCCTCACAGCTTTGAAAATGCAGCCGATGCTATTGAGTGGTTTGATGAAGTATATAAAAAAGAAGCATTGATTAAAACACCTACGGGCATCACAGTTAAACTACGCCGAGAATCTTTCAGGCATGCTATAGAAGATAAACCGGATGATAAAAGATGGGAGTTTGGGGCCTCTTTCAATGATATTTTAAATAACCCTGATGAAGTATGGCAAAGGCTTAATAATAAAGGGAAAAAATTAGAGACCGAGTTTATAAAATATTTTGATGCTGCAGCTATTGTGGTTCGGGTAGATAAGGATTTGTTAGGCTGGACAATTCATAAAATTACAACAGATAAACAGGCGAGAACACTAAGGTCTGGGCAACTTATTTATATAAAAAGATAACCGGCGATATGGTCCGACCCTTGGAAGGGGACGCCATAACTACCGGTTATCTACAGTGCAAATATAATGAAAAATTTAATAAGTGATGGACTGATCAAAAAAACCAATGAGCTGAAGCAGTACATGCATTACCAATGGCCAAAGAATGTAGGGCAAATGGCCGTACGTTTTGTTAATGGAAATTTCAGAGCGCAAGGCTGGCAGGGCTCTAGTTTTCAAAAGTGGAAGGCCAACAGCCGGAAAGGTACTATACTTGTAAAAAGTGGATCGCTACGCCGCCGCACCGGCTTTAGAATTATGGGCTTGGCGCTGGTGCAATTATACAATGATAGCCCTTATGCCAAAGTACACAACAATGGTTATAAGGGAACAGTAAGCGTACGAGCGCATACGAGGCGATTGTTGGGCAAAAAGCGGGTAGCATCAGGGAAGTTTACCAATAAAGGTAAAGAGCGAATGAAAAGCGTTACTGTGCTTTTAAGCACTACGAAAGTGAATGCATTTACCCGTAAAGTAAATATACCTCGCCGCCAGTTTATGCCGGTAAGCGGCGCTGATAGCCCGGTACTAAATAAAGCTGTGGAAAGGGAAACTTTGAGGGCCTTAAAATCAATATTTAATTAAAATTATTATGAACAGTCCATTTGCTAATTTATACGAAAGCATTTTGCAGCGGATAAAAGCCCTGGTGCCGGAAGTACGTTACATTAACCAGGATATGGGGCAACTTGAGAATTACGAGCTGCGCCCAGCTGTGAGCTGGCCATGCTTATTAATAGATGTGGATGATTTTAAATACAGCCAGGTACAGGGCAATACTACACAAATGGCTGAGGGTATTGTAACGCTCAGGCTGGGGCTGGTGCAATATACCCAAAGCGATAACCTGGTACCGGATAATATCCGGCCAAACGCATTGGCTTATTATGAAGTAGAGGAAAAGATAACACAGGCATTGCATGGTTGGGCTCCGACCGGCTGGAGCCGTTTAATGCGTGAAAAAAGTGGAACTGAAAAACGGGATGATGATATACGGGTAAGAGTGCTGCAGCTTAGTTGTGCATGTACCTATACTGTTGAAAAAATTAAAACAAAAGTAGAGACTCCCGACCAGGTAATTACTGCCAATTTAAATAGGGGTACTTAGTTTTAAAAAAAGCGGATGCAGGTTTATCGGTGTTGAGTGTTTTTAAAATAGAAGTGCATTCTGATTCGCAAAGCCGTTTTGCAATGGTGAATGCAGCTATATCAAATTCCTGTTCTAAATCGTTAAGTGCAACGTGGTACTGCTTTCCTTTAATTTTTACAAGCCACCAATAACGGTGTGCAAGCTTTTCGTTTCTCTTTTGTAGAAGCAATTCACTACGGCCACGTCTTAATGCCACCGGTAGTGGAGTGATGATTTCTTCATTAAACAGTGAAAGGTAGACTGAGCGGTGGCCTCGCATATAATGCAAGTATAAAATATTTTTTTATTGCATACCAAATAAGATATGAACAAAAAAGGGCTGCGATGTGCAGCCCTTATGGTTTTGTTTTTGTTATTCTGATTTATCTACTTCAACTAATTCCTCAAGCAGCTGCGCCAACACAAAAAGATTATCGCCATCAGCGGTATACTTTTCACCGGAACTTAAATTTGCATTCCAACGAATAGCTGCGGCAATGGCTTTTATTAACCACTCCTTTCTTTCTTGTGGGTCGCTTTCGGGTATAGTTATTATTAATGCATCGCTTGTTATTTTTGTCATTTTACGCCTCCTTTTTTTAATGCCAGTAAATAATCTGATGCAGCTTTGTAATCTTTAAGCGCTTCAAATAGTACTATACTTATATACACCTCGCTGCCCTGTTGCATAAAATGTAAAGGATATTTTTTTTGCCTTTTTTGCAACTGGTGTATGTGGGTACTAAGGCTAAGCTGCTTCATTGCATCCTGGTATGGCAGATAATATGGGTTATGCATGGGCACCTCCCGCTTTTAACAGTTTAACCATTGCAGACCCAATCATGTGACTGGGTTTTATGCAAAGCAGATCAGCCACTGCATCCTGCCTTACAAACCATGCTTCAATACCATTGTGTGGTAATTTGGTGGCTGTGCCTAGGGGTTGCATTTTACGCAACTTGTAACTATAGCTACCACTACTGGTTTTGCCACTCAGGCGGCGGAGCTGGCCAGCCGGGTACCATAAGCTGTTCAGGTGGCTGGTAGGCTTCACCTGGGCGAGTAGTTGTTGAACTGCGTCAAAGCCCTCAATAAAGGCGGCCTGTAGTTTTCGCAATTCTTTTTCGGCCTGTATAAAATACAGCCGGGCCTGTTTACCCTTTTCGCTGCGCTGGAGCATGCTAAGCTCCTTGGCCATGTCCATAGTAATTGTGTACTCTATGGCCTGGCGGCCACCAGTACTTTTCGCCAAATTTGGCGAAAAGTCCCTGCCTTCAACAAAGTCGAAATCGGTAATGTAATCTTTGATCCAATTGGAAAAATCTTTACCTACTTCCAGGAAGCGGTGAAGCGTGCGGGCATCTACCCATTGTTCTTGTTCACCCCTCTGAATGATGGGGATGATCTGTGTTGTGTTTCGCATTTTTTTAAATATTTAAAGCCAACTGCCCCGGCTGCGAAACACAACACAATGAAGTGAGGAGTTAAGGGATTGACTACCCTTACCGGGGCAATTGGCTTGTGAAAAGTTGATTTGAATTGCATTGTGTTATTTGTGTTTCGCAATTCAAATATAGGAATTATTTTATTTTTTCGAATTGAAAATCTATTGGGCCTTTTATAATAGAGATTTGAGGATTTGCATTTTTCCAGGAAAAACACACTTTATCTGAGGCATTATTAGTGCAAATTTCCCTATTAGTTTTAAGTCTATTATAATCGAAATCAAAGTTTTCCCAATAAAAAATAAACATATCAATAACATCATTGGCAGTTCCAGAAATAGTTACTTTAGTAATTCTATTTTCTTTATTTCTAAAAAATGACATATTCAATTTTGCATTGTAAGCCTTTTCGTTATTGTACATTGTAGCGGTTGCCGTTATGGCTCCATCCGTTTCTTTTGTTGATATTTCCCAATGTTTTTGCATTAAATAAAGTAGCAAGTAATTTAAATACCCTGCTTTTGCTCCTATCAAAAAAACTCTATATCCATTTCTACTGCTATTCATAATTTGCTGTTGCATTTTAAATTCGGTTTCACTACCGAATTTATAAGCAAATGTTATAGAATCCATGTTCAGCTTTTCCCACTCTTTTTGAGCGGTAGAAGTATTTACAATACAAAAGCTGAAAACTAAAATAATTATTTTCTTCATATTAAAACGCTTTTAAATGTGATTTATATACCTGTTCAAACTGGCTTACTAATTTAGGTAATTCCGGGTATGTATATGCCTGTAATTTTTTCTTTAGGTAGCTATGCTTAACGGCCCATTCATCGAACTGCTGGCCATTGGCTACCAGCCTTCCTTGTGGGTTTAGCTTTGTCCACCCCATTTGGTGGCAATAATAATAAAGTTTCCGAATCATTTTATCCCGATCATTATTTGAGGGCTGGCTTTCTTTTAAATAGCGTATCAGGTCAATGCTTTCCTGATGGTTCAGCCCCCGCATGCTGGTGGTGCGTCCCTGGCTTATGGAGGCTACAATGTTTTCTTTTTGGGCAATAAGGCCTGTTTTATGTAAAATGGCATACGCTGCCTTATACTGTTCCTGGTTCATTGGATGCTGTTTTCAGTTGATCAATATAAGCCTTAGCAGCTGCCAAACTAATAAAGGGCAGCATGGGTAATATGGTAATTGTATAAAACCCATTCTCGTATATAATTTCGTAGCCCTGGTAAAAGGAACTACTGTACGGGGTAAATTTGATATTAGTATTCATCTGTAAAGCGTTTGTTTTTTAAATAATTATCCGGATCCAATACCGGTGCGTTCTACATACTGATTGTATTTGCTAATACCTGCCAGGGCTTTTATTTTTTCTTCCGGGCGCAGGTGGTTCCATTCTTTAATTGCCCGCAGCCGGTTTACTTTCTTTTTGTACTTATCCCAAAAATCTTCGAATGGAATAACATAGCCTGATTCTATTACAGTGAGCTTAGTGTTGCTGATGCATTGCTGCAACATGTCAAAATCGGCAGGTATGTAAGCTTTAAAGGTATTGATGGCATTTATACTCATTGATGTATCACTTACATCAATTTTAACCAGCCGGTTATTGGCATCGTACTGCAGTATGGCCGTGCCTTTAAAATTGGGTGAGGTTATTTGAAACTGGCGCATTGTTTATTTAGATTAGTTGAATGATTCAATTACTTGCCCGGCTATCCACTCCATTGCTGGTGGTGTTACAGCATTGCCGCATTGTTTTACCTTGTTTTTGGAAGTGCCTAATATGATATAGTCTTTATCAAAAGCCATTGAGAGCTTTACTTCTTCATCTTTCAGCATGCGGTAATAACAGTCTTCAATTTTAGGCTGTGTATATGATACCAGGCTGAGCCTTTGCCCGGTTGGCTGTGTGCCGGTTGATGCTAATAAATGGCTGGCCTGATCTGTGCCACCATTGTAATAAGATAAAAACGCATTTAAAGCACCATCAGTAAGGATGCCCATTTTTTCTCTTGATGTGGCAGTATTTAACACATTTGTTATAGCCCTCGCTTTGCCCTTGCTTGTATATTCTGTAAGGAAAACAATGCCACTACTATGAGTGCATGTTTGCGCCTGCATAACATCAGCAGCCGACCTTATATTATTATCACCATTGCTGAGGTTTTCCATCTTGATTATGTATGGAACTGGCGGCAATGCAATTGCCTGTGATGAGAAAGTAGTTTGTGCAAAACCATAAGAAGTAAGTGGCCTTACCACGCCTCTTGCCTGATCACTGTATGCAGCATGAAACTGTAAAGGAACATCGCCAAACATTTTCAACCCACGTTCAATGCGATCTA